TTAGTACACAAGTTTTTCTAATTTTTGCTCTAACTCTCTGTCCATTTTCTCTGTTACATGTGTATACACCTTTATAGTCGTTTTTTCATCTGTATGTCCTACTCTTTTCATAATTGCTTTTAACGATATATTCATTTCCGCCAATAAACTTATGTGTGTATGCCTTAGTGTGTGAGTAGTAACTTTTTTATTTATATTTAATGATTCTGCAGCTGAGGACAATCGTTTGTTTATCCTACTGCCTTGCATAGGATTTCCTTGGCAAGTTGTGAATATAAACCCTCTATCAACATAGCTTGGTTCCCATTGTTGCATCTTTTTATTTTCTAACATTATTTTTTTCAATACATTTGCTATCCTTGAATTGATGGCGATTTTTCTTCTTGAACCTGCGGTCTTAGTAGTATCTTTGTGACCAAATCCAGCATTACATTTGATTCTGTGAATAGTGCCATTAATATCGATCGTTTTATTTTTGAGGTCAACATCTTTAACTTGGAGAGCTAATAACTCACCTATGCGCATACCTGTTAAAGCTTGAACTTCTACAGCCCCAGCAACTAAAATACGAGCTCTATACTGCATGTTATTATCGTTCAGTATAAAATCGCGTATCTGTATTACCTGTTCCATCTCTAAATAGTTATACATTTTCGCTTCTTCTTTTTCTATATCTTCTATCGTCTTACTCTTCTTTGGTAGTGTGACGCTATTTAATATGTGTTCGTTTGGATAATTGTAAAATTTAACGGCGTATTTAATAGCTTCTTTCATATGTCCAAGTTGACGCTTTACCTGATTTTCAGAATATATGTTTGATAATTCGTTAATAAATGTTTGCATGTACTTTGTATCAATTTTGTTTAAAAGTAAATTTTGAGAACTGTTCTTTTTGATGTTTTTGATTCTTGTTTTCAAATTATCAAGCGTCGTTACTTTAAAGCCAGATGTTTTTGTATGATATTCAAACCATTCATCTAATAGTGTATGAAAAGTCAAAGTTTTTAAAATGCTTGATGACTGGTTATTCAATTTTTCTTTTATCTTATCTTCTAATCGAAACATTGCCTCTTTTTGCGATTGCTTTGTATTCTTATTCAAGACAACACTTACACGTTTCCATTTATCTGTATACGGATCTTTGTATTTCTCGTAGTATCTATACTTCGTTTCATTGTTCTTATTTTTAAATTTTTCAAACCACATTTTACATCCCTCCTCAAAATTGGCAAAAAATAATAAGGGTAGGCGGGCTACCCAAAATTTAGTACTAGGTACTAAATATGTTATAATAAAATAAAAAGTAGGTGATAAGATGACTCAATTTCTAGGGGCGCTTCTTCTTACAGGAGTTTTAGGTTACATACCATATAAATATCTAACAATGATAGGTTTAGTTAGTGAAAAAAACAAGATTATCAATACTCCTGTATTATTGATTTTTTCTATTGAAACATGTTTGATATGGTTTTATACTTTTATAATTTTTAATAATGTTGATTTAAAAAATTTGAGTTTACTTCAGTTGCTTACAGGTCTAAAAGCAAATATTTGGTTTCTAATTATTTTTGTTTTAACAGTGCTTGTATTTAATCCTTTAATTGTTAAATTCATTATCTGGTTAATTAATGAAACAAGAAAGTTTATGAATTTGGATTGTATAAGCTTATTAGACAAAAGAGACAAGTTGTTTAATAACAACGGTAAACCAGTATTTATAGTTATTAAAGACTTTGAAAACAGAATCATTGAAGAGGGTGAACTTAAAACCTATAATTCAGCTGGTAGCGATTTCGATTTACTAGAGGTTGAGCGACAAGATTTCAAAGTATCTGATTTACCGTCAAACGATGAATTGTATATTAAACATACACTTGTAGACCTTAAACAACAAATTAAATTGGATTTATATTTAATGAATGAATATTAATCTTTTTTTCTTAGCTTTTTCTGATAAAGTGCTTTTTAAGTTTTCGCTGGCACCCGGCTTTTCAAAACTTTTGTTTATTGGGTTACTACGGGTAGCTTCTTGTTTTTTGTTTTTATCCGCCATAAAATTCTCACCACCATTCAACGTCTACACTAGTAGGCGTTTTTTTATTTAGTAAAATCATAATGAATCTTCTTTGGTTAACTTATCTCCATCTATTTTTTGTGAAATAAATTCCAAGTATTTACGCGCATTATGTGACGATAAATCTTTAGGTAACTCATAAGTGAATGGTTGATTACCACTAGTTAAAACTTCATATACTATAGTTTCTTTTTTTATTTTGCAATTAGTTATTTTCATTATAAACTTCCTTTCAAACACTGCTGAAATAGACGTCTTTTATATTAAAGTGCCATATAGGCGCTATTAATCACAATAAAACATTATCAACCGACATCACGTTTTCGTTTCTACAGAAGTGAAGGTAGTTAATAATTTTAAGAAATCCATTTCACTTAAAATTTCAATGTCTTGTCCTTCACTTGATAATTTTTCTGCTTTTTTAATCTTACTTGACTTGGTATAGTTATGAGTTTTTTCTAGGTTTTCTAAATTACCGACAACGAGGTAGTTAGTTGACTTTTTTACAGAGGAATCGTAAACAGAACCAATATTAGTTACAGTTTGGGCTATTTCGTTCCGTGTGAAACCTTTTAACGCTCCGGTAAAACAAACATGTTTACCATATAATATATGATTTTTATCGTTTAACTCTTCATTGTATACTAGCTCTATTTTCTTATTAGCCGATTTTTTTATGAATCCATTCTGACCAAACACACCGTACTTAAAATTTTGGTTTTCGACTAAATCGTTCAAGTTTGCATCTTGGTCTTTTAATATGTTATATGCAATTTTGGCACACACTTTAGCATCATAAAAAGCATTGTGATATTCTTCGTTTTTAATGTCAAAATGTTCAGCTAAATCTTGGAGTCTATATGAAGGTAAATTATATAAATCTTTACTTAATCGATAAGTACAAAAATATTGATTGCTAGGTAAAGGTAGATTGTATTTTTTGAAAGAATCACATAGAGCATACATATCGAAAGATGTATTATGGGCTACTATTATATGGTTATCTAAGAATCTAATAATAGCTTCATGCATTTGATACATTTTAGGGGAATCCATTACGTCTTCTTCGGATATTCCATGTATAGAAGTGTTTATAGAAGAAAAATAAGTTTCAGGATTTATGTGAGTATAAATAGCATCACGCATTTTGTTGTCTTGAAATTTTAATAGTGCTATTGAACAAATAGAACTGCGTTGTTCGTTAGCTGTTTCGACATCGATCGCTACAAAATCCATTATAATCAGCCCCTTTTATTTGAATAGTTTTTGACTTGCTACAACTCTACCTACAATCTTAACCTCGTCATCTTTTCCATATACTTGTGGGTAGTGACTAGGATTGTTTGATTCAGGAATTAAAATAATTTGGTCGTTGTTGTAACGTATTCTTTTGACAGTACCGTTGTATCCATTGACTAATACAACACCTAATTGGCCATTCTCAACAGTCGAATCCTTTTCAACAACTACAACGTCTCCGTCTTGAAAGAGTTTATCCATACTATCCCCAGACACTTGCAATCCGAACTCTTCTTTATTAGAGTTCAAATTTTTAGTAGCAAAGTATATGTAGTCGATTAAATTCTCTTCTGTATATATGGGCATTCCCGCAGATATCTTTGATACAACCGGTATCTTTTTAACTGGTATGGTTTCAAGTTGAGGTTTCTCATCTTCAATACCCATGATATATGATGGAGATACTCTTAATGCTTTAGCTAATTTTACTATTTTATCTCTCTTCATATTTTCGATATCGCCAGTTTCCCATTTTCTTACTGTGGATTTACCTACACCAACTAAATCTCCAACTTGTTCTAGAGTTAAATTCAATTCTTTACGTCTGCTTTTAATGTCTGGTTTCATTTTAAATTTCCTCCTAATAGGTATGTACTGAATATAACACTAAAGTTTCTTAAAAGCAACACTTATATAGGAAGTAAAAATAAAAATGTATTTTTAGACACTTTTGTGTTGACTAGATTGATATTAGCATGTATCATTGAAGTATCCTAAAAGACACGGAGGTGTTGAAAAATGAACAAAGCGAAACTTTATTCTGCTTTAGCGATGAAAGAGATGCATGTAAATGATTTTTTAAAAGAATTGAATAATCATGGTTTAAAACTTTCTAAAAGCGCTTATTATAGTAGAATTAGAGGAGAACAAGAATTTGACATCAAAGAAATTAAGACGATAGTCAAAGTTCTTAATTTAACCAGAGAAGAAATGAACGATATTTTTTTTGGAGAATTAGTGTCCTAAAAGACACTTGAGGAGGCATAAACAAATGCAAGCATTACAAACATTTAATTTTGAAGAATTACCAGTAAGAACATTAACAGTAGATAACGAACCATATTTTGTAGGTAAAGATGTGGCAGAAATCTTAGGATACTCGAATACGCGTGACGCATTAAGTAAACACGTTGATGAAGACGATAAGGAAATTCTAACGTCGCGAAACACGACTTTAGAAAATTTGCCAAATCGAGGACTTACTGCAGTCAACGAATCAGGTTTATACAGCTTAATCTTCTCATCAAAACTAGAGTCAGCAAAACGATTCAAACGCTGGGTAACATCAGACGTCCTACCAGCCATTCGCAAACACGGTATCTACGCAACAGACAGTGTAATTGAGAACACGCTGAACAATCCAGATTACATCATTAACATTCTTACTGAGTATAAGAAAGAAAAAGAGCAAAACTTACTTTTACAACAGCAAGTAGAAGTTAACAAACCAAAAGTATTATTCGCTGACTCGGTAGCTGGTAGTGATAATTCAATACTTGTTGGAGAACTAGCGAAAATACTTAAACAAAACGGTGTTGATATAGGACAAAACAGATTGTTCAAATGGTTAAGAAATAATGGATATCTCATTAAAAAGAGTGGAGAAAGTTATAACTTACCAACTCAAAAGAGTATGGATCTAAAAATCTTGGATATCAAAAAACGAATAATTAATAATCCAGATGGTTCAAGTAAAGTATCACGTACACCAAAAGTAACAGGCAAAGGACAACAATACTTTGTTAATAAGTTTTTAGGAGAAAAACAAACATCTTAATAGGAGAACACTATGGAACAAATCACATTAACCAAAGAAGAGTGTGTCGAACAATGCATCAATAAAGACTTAAAACTTTTAGATTATCGAGTTCAACAAATTTTAGAAGGTGTTCTATCAGAAAGTACCACATACGGTGATGCAAGAAATAAATTAGAAACATTGAAAATTATTGCTGAATCTCATTTTAAAACCGAACACGCTTCAGTTATTTACAAATTAGCATTGAAAAAGTTAGACAAAAAAATCAACGCCACTCCAATTAAAGAGTGACGAAAAAGGAGGATTTCAAATGTTTAAGATTTTAAATGATATAAAAACTTCTTTAAAAAACCATCCTTGGGGTTGGAAAGAGCACTTACCTTATTTACTGATGTTAACTCTGTCGCTTGTGGCTCTGATTTTCGGTGTTCTGTCCGCGATTCTATGATAACAGGTTTTATATAGATTCCTTACCTCCTCTCTGTAGGAGATAACAATATTATACACGAAAGGAGATGTAACAAATGAGTGAACCAATCAAAGAAAAGTTAGAACTACTAATTCTTAAAACACTTAAACATAAAGAAAATTCAACATCTATCATCAGTAATGACGAGTTAGAAAAGCTATTTAATATGTATAAATATTTAAATGAGCCTAATCAAAAAAGGGTTTGGATAGTAGATTTAATCCCATGCGTAGCTTTGATTTGTGCAACTAGCATTCTAGTAACGCTTTTATTACTAGTGATGCAATTGCTATAGAAATACTGATGATTGTACCAAGAATCCATCTAATCCAGCTGTTACGCGCGGAAAAATAAACATCTTTACCTTTAGATGTTATAGACACGTAACCACTGTATTTCATATACAGAATCGAGAATGAAGAATCTTCAGAAATTTCGAGGTCGTTCTCAACTTGAGTAATCCATTCTTTGCGAAGCATGTATTCAAAGTCTTTATGCTGATCAGATAGTTTTATTTTTTCTTTGCTACAGGCTTTATGTAGTACTAAAAAGTTGAGATATTCACACACATCACCTCCTTAGGTTGATAACAACATTATACACGAAAGGAGCATAAACAATATGGAAGATATGAAAGAACTTTATTCTTTAAAAATCCAAAAGAAGAATTTAAATAATAAACAAAAGAATTTAATGTCTGTAATTAATCAATGTATTGAACTAGAAAAGTTTTCTTACACTGAAATTAAAAAAGTTCTCTACCTAATTGATAGAGAACAAAAGTATTTAGCTAATAACCGCAGAAAAACATAAGTTAAAAATAATCTAACTCGGACTGCTGGCAATCTTCTAAATATTTTTCATACTGATTTTTAGTTCCGCCCAGAACGTATTCAGTATTGTAGTACGCTTGTCCATTATCCAAAATTTTAACTAATTTTGTACCAACATGAACGATATCCCAACCTTCTTTTAACAGATCGTTGGCTGCATCATTAGCTAAATCGTCATCGAAAGACAAAAGGTGATAGTAGTTTTTCATAATATACACCTCCTTAGGTGGATAACTAAATTATACACGAAAAGAGATGTAACAAATGAACATTCAAAAAGTAATGAAATTAATATTGAAAAAAAATCATGAGATGAGGGAGATTTTAAAAAAGTTCAACAAAAATATCAGACACAAAGATCTAATTGTCATCAAAGTGAAAGATGAAAACAGCGTTCCATTAGTCATTTATAAAGGTGGAGAGCTGAAGAGCAAACGAGTAGTTAAATTTTTATGGGTAACTAGAAACGGAAATTACGAAGGTGGTTACGACATAAACATAGAGCATTATGCAAAGAGTGAAAAAGGCAGACCCGGTAGATATGAAAAATCAGGATTTAGAAGTTTGTTTTTTAAGGAGGATTCACAGTGAACAAATTGTGTAAAACAACCCTCCTCATCACAATGGCAGTTGTGACGTGGAAGGTTTGGAAGATTGAGAAGCACACTAGAAAACCTGTGATTAGTAGCAGGGCGTTGAGTGACTATCTAAACAACAAATCTTTAACCATACCGAAAGATGCTGAAATTTCTACTGAATCTGCTCGTCGCCTTTTGAAGTTCGCCGAACAAACTATTAGCAAATAACAACATTATACACGAAAGGAAAGATAGAAATGCCAAAAATCATAGTACCACCAACACCAGAAAACACATATAGAGGCGAAGAAAAATTTGTGAAAAAGTTATACGCAACACCTACACAAATCCATCAATTGTTTGGAGTATGTAGAAGTACAGTATACAACTGGTTGAAATATTACCGCAAAGATAATTTAGGTGTAGAAAATTTATACATTGATTATTCACCAACAGGCACTCTGATTAATATTTCTAAATTGGAAGAGTATTTGATCAGAAAGCATAAAAAATGGTATTAGGAGGATATTAAATGAGCAACATTTATAAAAGCTACCTATTAGCAGTATTGTGCTTCACAGTCTTAGCAATTGTACTCATGCCGTTTCTATACTTCACTACAGCGTGGTCAATTGCGGGATTCGCAAGCATAGTGACATTCATATTTTATAAGGAATACTTTTATGAAGAATAAAAAAACTGCTACTTGTTGGAGCAAGTAACAGTGACAAACATTTATCAAAATATACAACTTAATTAAATCAAAATATACGGTGGTAGTCAATTATGGCTGAAAATTATAAAGACATGACGCAGGAAGAGTTAAGAGATTTATTGGCTGAAAAGAATGGAGAATTGTTTGATTTAGCGAGCGAAATCGATGAAGAAACTGAATTTGATATTTTGTTTTTCTCAGCAATAGGAGTTAGCGACGGAGATTTCATAAAAAGTTCAAGTTCTACGCTTGGCAATGCTTTTAATCTTGCTGAATTATTGGATAATGCTACTAATTTCGACGATGTCATTAACGCCATTCAAAAACGTAAACTACAAAAATTTCTTGCTATAGATAACAACAAGGAGGGCTAAAAAATGTATTACAAAACGGGTGACGTATGTCGAAAAATAATCAATGTAGATGGCTTTGATTTTCAATTAAGAGTTAAGAAACGAGCGTATAGCGTCGAAATAGTTGTTCTAGACCCTGAAGGAAATTCAATTGACGGGATACTAGTTTCTGATGAGAACGATCTATACACAGCTTTAGATATTTTGAAACAAAGTATTTATGAATGGATTGAAAATAACACAGATGAACAGGACAAATTAATCAATTTAATCATGAAATGGTAGGTATAAGCATGAGAGATACAGAAAGAAATATATTGAATATTTTTAAGACGTTATTCGACGAATATACTTTGTCAAACCAACGAGCATTATTGGAAATTGAACGTAATCATCACGGATACTTATCGATTAATTTCTTGCACTATCACGACAGTTACAAAACGAACAATAAGCTTGTGCAGATACATGAAATCAATCCAGACAGCCATGAACGAATAAAAAATTTAATTATCGAGGTGCTAAGAGGTCATCGGAAGATTAAAAAAGGAGCATGAGGAAAGATATGAAAATAAATAAGTTAACTATATCAAACTTTGCTGGAATCAAAGAAGAAAGCTTTAACTTTAACGGCAAAGATGCAAAAATATACGGCAATAATGCGACTGGTAAGACTACGACTGCAACCGCATTACAATGGCTGCTTTTCGATAAAGGTTTGGACGGATCAACCAAATCATTTAACCCTGTACCTTTAAACGAAAAAAACGAAGAAAATTATGAGTTAATTCCGACTGTTTTCGCAGAATTTGAAATCGACGGAAAAATTACGACTTTTAAAAAAGAGTCACATCCTAAATACACAATAAATCAAAAAACGAATCGCAAGGAATACTCACGAAGTCGAACGAAGAAACAATATATCAATGATGAATCAATAAAAGTAAAGGATTATAAAGCTCGTATTGATGAACTGATTGATGAAGATGTATTCAAGTTAATTACGAACCCTCAAGCATTTAACTTACTAGATTGGAAGAAGCGAAGAAGTTTGTTGTTTGAAATTGCTAAACCAATCAATGATGAGGATGTCATTAAAACAAATGATGATTTTAAAGAATTAAATAATATTCTTGGAGATCATGAAATTGAAACAAAGAAAAAGATTCTTACGGACAAGATAAAACAGATTAACAAAGATATCAAAGATATTCCGATACGTATTAACCAAACACAACAAAATAAGCAGGATGTACCTGAATTCGATAATGATAGATACGCAATTATCAAACAAGAAATTGAGCAACTTGAAAATGAGCGTATAGATATTCAAAACGGTGCAGAAGAAATTAATTTGCGTAACCAATTAGCTGATAAACAATCAGAATTGCAGCGCATAGAAGCTAATAATAGCGCAAGTAATGATAACAAAATACATGCTTTAACAAATGAGTTACACGTTGAAAATGGAACGGTTGCGAACCTTAAAACAAGATTAAAGCAAAACAAACAACAAATCACGCATGAAGAAAATAGACGTAATCAATTATTAGAAAATCATAAAGGATTAAAAAGTGATTTAGAAAAAGCTAAAAATCAAAAATTTGAATATCTTGATGACAATGTATGTAGTTGTTGTGGTCAACAGTTACCAGCTGAACAAGTGAATGAGGCAAGAGAAAAAGCATTGCAGAAATTCAATGCTAGCAAATCGAAAGAATTAGAAACAATACAAACATCTATCAATCACATTATTTCAGAGGGCAAGAAAATAAAGCCAATTATCGAGAAATTAGAGGATGACAACAATAATCTACAAATTAAAATCAACGAAGCAGAAGAGCGTTCAGCAAGAATACAAAACAAAATTAATAAGTTGAAAACAACTCACGTTGACGTTACGCAAACTGACGAATACAAAGCAGTAATGTTAGAGATAAATGAGATTAATCAAAAACGCTCTAACATCAGGAAAACTATTCAAGATAAAGTTTCAGGAATAGATGACAAAATAAGCGAACTTACTCAAGAAAAATCAGAAATTGAAGTGTCAATATCAATCGAAAAATCAAATAAACATCTAGATGATGTTATTTCTGAATTAAGAAATGAAGAAGACAGATTATTGGATGAAAAAGAAAAGTATTCACATGACCTTTATATCTTAAAAGAATTTACAACAACAAAAGTCAAAATGCTTACTGAAAACATCAATAACGAATTTGATATTGCTGAATTTAAGTTATTCAATACCTTAGTTAACGGCGAATTAGAAGAAACATGTTCCACAACGGTTAACGGCGTCGAATACGACAGCGGTTTAAATAACGCCTCAAGAATTAATGTTGGCTTAGATATCATTAATACACTGTCAAAACATTTTAAAGTTACAGCGCCAATATTTATTGATAATGCTGAATCAGTAACAGAGCTTATCAAAACAGAATCACAACAAATTCAATTGATAGTAAATGAACAAGATAAAAAATTAAGAATGGAGACTATATAAAATGACTGAAAATAATAAATTACAAACTATTGAACAACAATTAGTACAAGAAAAGAACGTATCTGACAACGTATTAAACAAAGTGAGAGTTTTAGAGTCACAAGGCAATTTGGAATTGCCAAATGATTACTCACCAAGTAATGCCATGAAACAAGCATGGTTACAAATCAGCCAAGATAACAAATTAATGAGTTGTAACGATACAAGCAAAGCAAATGCCTTATTAGACATGGTAACGCAAGGTTTAAATCCAGCTAAAAATCAATGCTACTTTATTCCTTACGGCAACAAAATGCAGTTACAACGTAGCTATCACGGTAATGTAATGATGTTAAAACGTGATGCAGGTGCTCAAGATGTTGTTGCTCAAGTGATTTATAAAGGCGATACATTCAAGCAAGAAATGGGAGAAACAGGACGTATCAAAGCGATTAAACACGAACAAGATTTCTTTAACATCGACAAAGAAAACATTATCGGTGCGTACTGCACAATCGTATTTAATGATGGACGAGATAACTATATTGAAGTCATGACTATTGAACAAATTAAACAAGCATGGATGCAGTCATCAATGATTAAAGATGAAAAAGCATTACAAAATTCTAAAACACATAATAATTTCAAAGAAGAAATGGCTAAAAAAACAGTTATCAATAGAGCTGCTAAACGTTATATCAACACATCAACAGATAGCAATCTTTTCAAATACGCACAAGAATCTGAACAACGTCAACGCAAAGAAGTATTGGATGCAGAAGTTGAAGAAAATGCAAATCAAGAACAATTGGATTTTGAACAACCAGTTTTTGAAGAAGCACAATACACAGAATTAGAAAATGAAAAGCCTATTGATGTATCTGACTTTGAAGAAATAAAAGAACCTGCAACAGAAAAAGAAAGCGAAGAAGAGCCATTTTAATTGAAACAATAGCAACTGGTTCAAGTGGTAACTGTTACGTCTTAAATGATGGGCGTACCACGTTACTGCTTGAGGCAGGAATAAAATTTGAACGTGTTCAAAAGCATTTCAAATATAAAACAAGACATATAGCAGGGTGTCTTATCACACACGAACATGGTGATCATGCAAAGTACACAAAGCAGTTTGTCGACAATGGTGTAATCAGCTATATGACTGCTGGAACACAACAAGCTATGAATTTTGAAAGTCATCGCTTATGCACGATTAAGGCAAAGCAAGAGCTGCGAATAGGCACATGGTCAATTCTACCGTTTGACATCGAACATGATGCTAACGAGCCTGTGGCTTTCTTATTACAAAGCACATTAGGTTATAAGGTCCTGTATGTTACTGATACGAAGTATCTGAAATACAAATTTAACGGCATTACGCACATGATGTTAGAAGTTAATTATATCTATGAACAAATGCAAGAAAACATAAAAAACGGCAGTGTGCACAGCACATTAGCAAATAGAATTATGGAGTCTCATTTTAGCTTAGAACATGCTATCGGAATGTTAAAAGCAAATGATTTAACTAGACTCGAAGAAATACATTTAATTCATTTAAGTAGTCAAAATTCAAATGCAAAATACATTAAAAGTGAAATACAAAAAGTGACGGGCGCGCCCGTTTATGTTGGAGGTTTATAAATGCTAAACAGAACAATATTAGTTGGTCGTTTAACTAGAGACCCAGAATTAAGAACCACTCAAAGTGGCGTAAATGTAGCATCATTCACATTAGCAGTTAACCGTACATTTACAAATGCACAAGGAGAGCGCGAGGCAGACTTTATTAATATCATCGTATTTAAAAAACAAGCAGAGAACGTTAATAAATACCTATCTAAAGGATCGTTGGCGGGCGTAGATGGTAGGTTACAAACGCGGAACTATGAAAATAAGGAAGGTCAACGTGTATACGTTACGGAAGTTGTTGCCGATAGTATTCAATTTTTAGAACCGAAGAACACAAATGATAATCAACAAGATTTATACCAACAACAAGCGCAACAATCACGTGGACAGTCTCAATATCCATATAACAAACCAGTAAAAGATAATCCGTTCGCAAATGCGAATGATCCTATTGAAATAGATGACGATGATTTACCATTCTAATTTAACCGGTTTGAAAGTGAGGTGTGTATATGACTGGTTGGATAAAACTTCATAGAAAACTATTAGATTCGCCTATTTTTCAGAACGAAAAGTTATTCAAAGTATTTGCATATTGTCTTATGAAGGCTAGTCATAAGGATCATACACAGCTTGTTGGCAGACGAGTTGTTGAATTAGAAAAAGGTCAATTTGTGTTCGGGAGAAAGCGAGCAAGCGAAGAGTTGCGTCTCAAAGAATCCACAGTAAGAGACTACATAAAGCTTTTAGAAAACCTTGGAACTATCGTCGTAAAGTCCGACAACAAATTTTCTGTTATAACCGTTGTCAATTGGGCGATTTATCAAAGTATGGAAGAAAATTCCGACAGCAAAAACGACAACAAATCAACAACAAATCAACAACAAATGGACAACAAATCAACAACAAATCAACAACAAATCAACACAAACAAGAATGTAAAGAATGGGGATAATGTAAAGAATGGTGAGAATGAGAAGAAGAAGGCGACTGCCTTCGACTTCTTCCAAGATAACGGATTCGGTTTCATAACTCCTTACAATTTAGACGATTTAAATTACTATCTTGATTCATTTGAAAATGATTCAGATCAAATAGTTACCGCATCACTTAAAATCGCTAAAGACAGAAACAAGGTTACTTGGGGATATGCTAAAAGCATTTTGAATACATGGCTTAATGCAAACTTGAAATCTATTGAACAAGTACGTGCATTTGAAAAGCAACAACTTGAAAGCAAAAAACAAAATTATAAACCTTACGTTAAACAACCAAAAGAAAAAACACCTAAATGGCTCACAGACAGCACGAGAGAAACGAAAACGCCGGAAGTAGATGAAAACCTTGAGAAAGACAGAGAAGCTTTTATTAAGCGTCTAAATAGCAAATGGGAGTGATTGAAAATGGATGCATTTGATAAATACTATCTATTTGATCATGACGGCAACAAAATGTTTTCAGTTACACCACATTTTAAAGATGGTCGGCATTTAGTTGTTGGAATAAAAGAAACAAAATTTAATGGTCGTCGTTGGTATTTAGACGATTATGAATTAAAAACACTTATTGATAATGAACAAATGGAGTTAGGACACCAAACAAGCTTATTTGAATATATATGAGGGATTACATGGAGATAGAAATTAAATTTAATGAAGTGTTTAATGCGCCGATGGGGTCGCCTCGTCCACGCTTTCGTAATACAGGTAGATATGCACACACATATATGCCTACAAAATATACAGAACATAAAAAATATTTACAAAATCAAATGCCAAAGCTAAATCTAGAAAATGCATTAAAAATCGAATTAGACTTTTACTTTCCATTGCTTAAATCATGGTCGAAGAAAAAGAAAAGCGAAATGGTTGGGCAGTATAAAGTGACTAAGCCGGATATCGACAATTTGATGAAGACAGTTCTAGACGCTTGTAACAATTATTTGTGGAAAGATGACAATCAAATTGCAGAAATAACTAGCTCAAAGCGTTATGGAATTGAGCCCAAAATAATCATACGAATAGAAGAAATATAAGAGGTGGAATAAATGGCGAAAACAGCAAGAATTGTAAGGATACACGATAAACCTTATAGGTTCAGTAAATTTGAAATGGAATTAATAGAAAGTCACGGTATAACCGCTGGAATGGTTTCTAAAAGAGTAAAAGATGGTTGGGAACTACATGAAGCAATGGACGCACCAGAAGGCATGCGTTTAAGCGAGTACAGAGAAAAGAAAACAATAGAAAGACTGGAACAAGCTAGACTCGAACGTAAATTGGAAAGACAGCGAAAGAAAGAGGCAGAGCTAAGAAGAAAGAAGCCACATTTATTTAATGTGCCTCAAAAACATTCACGTGATCCGTACTGGTTTGATACTACTTATAACCAAATGTTTAAGAAATGGCAGGAAGCATAAATGCCTAAAACCGATAGCGCATGTAAAGAATACTTAAACCAATTTTTCGGATCTAAGAGATATCTGTATCAGGATAACGAACGAGTGGCACATATCCATGTAGTAAATGGCGCTTATTACTTTCACGGGCATATTGTTCCAGGTTGGCAAGGCGTGAAAAAGACATTTGATACAGCGGAAGAGCTCGAAATATATATAAAGCAACATGGTTTGGAATATGAGGAACAGAAGCAACTAACTTTATTTTAAGGAGATGTAAAAATGAAAATCAAAGTTAAAAAAGAAATGAGACTGGATGAATTAATTAAGTGGGCGCGAGAAAATCCGGAGCTATCAAAAGGAAAAATTTTTCTTGCAAAAGTTTTTAGTAATGGATTCGTTCGTTTTCAACGAAATACAAATACGTGTTCGATATCAAGTTTTATTCCAATTGATACTCCTTTCATAGTTGAAGTTGAAGAGGAAATCACAGAAGATACAGTATTTGATAGGTTGTTTGAAGTGTACGAGCTTCAAGAGGGAGCCTATATGTCAGCGTTACACACAAGTATTAGTATCAACGAACGTTTAGAGAACACGTTTTTCCCTACCAAAGCATTCTACATCTTGAACGACGGCCTAACTATGACATTAATTTGGAAAGATGGGAGATTGGTAGAATGATGCTGAAATTTAAAGCTTGGGATAAAGATAAAAAAGTTATGAGTATTATTGACGAAATCGATTTTAATAGTGGGTACATTTTGATTTCAACAGGTTATAAAAGTTTCGATGAAGTAAAACTGCTACAATACACGGGTTTAAAAGATAAGAACAACACTGAAATATATGATGGCGATATTGCAGAGTTTAAATATCCTCATGACAAACGTTTTAAAGAAATAGGGATAATAACGCATTCTGCAGAAAAGGCTTGTTTTGTAATCAAGATGATAAGAGACACAGTCCAAGAATTTGAGTTATATAGAGGTGTTGCGAATAGCTATTTAAAAGTTATTGGTAATAAGTTTGATAATCCGGAGTTACTGGAGGAATCGGAATGACACAACCAACAAGAGAAGAATTAATTAATTTCATGAAAAAACATGGAGCTGAAAATGTTGACTCTATCACTGATGAACAAAGTGCAATAAGACACTTTAGAGCTCAATCAAAAGTTTTTAAAGACGAACGTGATGAGTACAAGAAACAACGAGATGAGCTTATCGTGGATATAGCTAAGTTAAGAGAGCGTAACACAGAGTTAGAGAACATGTGGCGCACGCTCAAAAATGAATTGCTTGGAAGATACGAACATAACTGTTTTAAACTTAGAGAACTACACCCTGAGAGCAAAGCGAACAGGATAGGAGCTCTCTATATAGGAGGTAAAAGCACTGCAGATATTATACTGTCGCGAATGGAAGAACTAGACGGAACAAATGAGTTCTACGAATTTTTAGGTCAAATGGAGGAAGACACTAATGAATAACCGCGAACAAATCGAACAGTCCGTTATAAGTGCTAGTGCGTATAACGGCAATGACACAGAGGGATTACTAAAAGAGATTGAAGACGTGTATAAGAAAGCACAAGCGTTTGATGAAATACTTGAGGGTTTACCTAATGCTATGCAAGATGCACTCAAAGAAGATATTGATCTTGATGAAGCAGTAGGGATTATGACGGGGCAAGTGGTCTATAAATATGAGGAGGCGCAGGAAAATGACTAACACATTAACAATTGATCAGTTACAAGAGTTATTACAAATACAAAAGGAGTTCGACAATAGAATACCGACTAGAAATTTAAATGACACAGTAGCTAGTATGATTATTGAATTTGCGGAGTGGGTTAACACACTTGAGTTTTTTAAAAATTGGAAGAAACAACCAGGTAAGCCACTAGATACACAATTAGATGAGATTGCTGATTACTTAGCTTTCAGTTTGCAATTAACTCTGACTATTGTTGATGAAGAAGATTTGGAAGAAACTACTGAGGTTATGGTTGATTTGATTGAAAATGAAGTTACTTTACCTAAACTACATTCAGTTTATTTTGTTCATGTAATGCATACACTAACAGAACAATTTGTAAAAGGTATTGATAATAGTATTGTACAAGTTTTAATAATGCCTTTTTTGTACGCCAATACTTACTATACAATCGACCAACTCATTGACGCATACAAAAAGAAAATGAAAAGGAACCACGAAAGACAAGATGGAACAGCAGACGCAGGAAAAGGATACGTGTAAAGACATCTTGGATCGAGTCAAGGAGGTTTTGGGGAAGTGAGCGACATGTTAGAAATATTTTTAATAGGGTTTGGCGTTTATCTCTTTTATCGCATAGCAATTATTTTTCTTAAGAGTAAAAAGACTATACACACAAACATATATGAAATGTTAATGCTTGCTACTATCTTTATGATATCTACATTTGCTTATAAACATCAAAAGACGCATATCTTAATAGCATTTTTAGTAATGTTTTTTATGAGTAAGCTCAAACAAGTTCAAGGGAGCTATGAGGAATGACACAATACTTAGTCACAACATTCAAAGATTCAACAGGACAACCACATGAACATTTTACTACTGCTAGAGATAATCAGACGTTTACAGTTGTTGAGGCAGAGAGTAAAGAAGAAGCTGAGCGCAAATACGAGGCACAAGTTAAGATAAGGAGAGATGGAGATGCCAAAGAAAACGGTAACGATTGATGTAGATGAAAACTTATTAGTAGTAGCTAGTAATGAAATATCAGAACTATTATATGAATATGACAGTGAGTTAATGTCAGCTGATGAAGATGGCGATAATAGAGATATCGAAGAAAAAAGAGACGCATTAAAACAAGCTATACAAATTATCGATAAATTAACATGGGGTGTTTAGTGGTGGTTAAAGAAATTTTGAGACTATTATTCTTACTAGCGATGTATGAGTTAGGTAAGTATGTAACTGAGCAAGTATATATTATGATGACGGCTAATGATGATGTAGAGGCGCCGAGTGATTACGTCTTTCGAGCGGAGGTGAGTGAATAATGAGAATATTTATTTATGATTTGATCGTTTTGCTGTTTGCTTTCTTAATATCCATATATATTATTGATGATGGAGTGATAATAAATGCATTAGGAATTTTTGGTATGTATAAAATTATAGATTCCTTTTCAGAAAATATTATAAAGAGGTAGATAAAAATGAACGAGCAAATAATAGGAAGCATATATACTTTAGCAGGAGGTGTTGTGCTTTATTCAGTTAAAGAGATTTTTAGGTATTTTACAGATTCTAACTTACAACGTAAAAAAATCAATTTAGAACAAATATATCCGATATATTTAGATTGTTTTAAAAAGGCTAAAAAGATGATTGGAGCTTATATTATTCCAACAGAACAGCATGAATTTTTAGATTTTTTTGATATTGAAGTCTTTAATAATTTAGATAAGCAAAGTAAAAAAGCGTATGAAAATGTTATTGGATTTAGACAAATGATTAATTTATCAAATAGAGTTAAGGCAATGGAAGATTTTAAGATGAGTTTCAACAATGAATTTAGTACAAATCAGATTTTTTTTAATCCTTCTTTTGTTATGGAAACAATTGCTATTATAAATGAATATCAAAAAGATATATCTTATTTAAAAAATATAATTAATAAAATGAATGAAAATAGAGCTTATAATCATATTGATAGTTTTATCACTTCAGAGTACCGACGAAAAATAAACGATTATAATCTTTATCTTGATAAATTTGAAGAACAGTTTAGTCAAAAGTTTAAAATAAACAGAACTTCGATAAAAGAAAGAATTATTATTAATTTAAACAAGAGGAGATTTAAATGATGTGGATTACTATGACTATTGTATTTGCTATATTGCTATTAGTTTGTATCAGTATTAATAGTGATCGTGCAAGAGAGATACAAGCACTCAGATATATGAATGATTATCTACTTGATGAAGTAGTTAAAACTAAGGGATACAACGGGTTAGAAGAATACAGGATTGAATTGAAGCGAATAAATAACGATATTAAAAAGTAATTTATATTATCGGAGGTATTGCATGTATAACAGGAAAGAAATACGTGAAATGATAGATAACTACAAGTGGATGAAGAACATAATAGACAGTAAAGTCTACGATAACGAAAGTACATCAATTGCACAATATGGTTATCAATCTGCGATGCCAAAAGCTAAAGGCACGACTAGCAATAAAGTGTTAGTGAAAGTTATAAACAAAAACAAAGCGCTTAGAAAGTACGATTACTTGATTAAGAAGATAGCGTTCATTGATGAATATGAAGAATACATCACGAATGAAAAAGATTATCATATTTTACAAATGTTAAAACAACGAGAAAGCCATAATAGGATCATGAGCATTCTTGATATAGGCAGAGACAATTTTTATTCTAGAGTAAAAGATATAGTAAATATACTTTATAACTTGCAACAAGAAACCGACAGTTCGGACACATCGTACAGTTCGGACACATCGTACAAATCGTACACATCGGACTAATTTTGATGCTACATATTGTTTTTTATTATAATTGCTGTGTAGCAAAACATTTATATTTCTTTTGAACTCTCACATTAAGTGAGGGTTTTTATTTTTATAAACAAGAGGTGGAGAATGGAGATATCAAAGTACCAAGAGATAGCTACACGTACACACAATGATGAATTGAATTTAAATGAATCTATTACTTGTTACGGCTTAGGTTTAACTCAATCTACAGGCAATGTTACAGATCTAATTAAACAGCATATGTTTTGTAATGTACCGATAGATAAAGGAATTATGATAAATGAACTTAGCGAAGCATTGTGGAATATAGCTAATCTTACTAACGTGTTAGGTATTAACTTGGATGAGATAGCTGGTCATAGTGTTAACACTATCTTGATGAATAAACCTAATCAGACTATCAATTTAGACAATGGTATAAAACAAGGAGACAAAGTATTGTTTCAAGGTAGTAAGTATCTTGTTGATGGATCGATAGGAAACTTATTGTTAATTAGCAATGATAAAGATGATAGACAAGTAACTGTGCAAGATGTTAAGAAAGTCGACAAGGAGTGATGTGCATTGTCTATTATGAAGCGATGTGGTCATCCAACATGTAATGTATTGATTAATCATAATGAAAGTTATTGTGATAAACACAAGCAATATGCAAATGAAAATTACAATGATTTGAGACGTCGAAACGATCCAGAGTATTTAAGATTTTATAAATCGAAAACGTGGCAAAACATGCGTCGAATTGTATTGTTAGAACATGATTTTATTTGTGTTTCTTGTGGCAATCAAGCGACTATGGTTGACCATATTGTACCAACAAAAATTGATTGGGCAAGAAGATTAGACAAAAGTAATTTACAGCCTTTGTGTGATGCTTGCCATAACCAAAAGACAAAAGAAGATTTGAAGAAATATTAAAAAAGATAAAAATAGGAAGCCCCCCAAAGATGAAACGGGCGTCAATGAAAGGTTCTGGAGAACGGAGCAGAGTTTTCTTCTCAAAAAATTCCCTTTATTTAAGTTTTTTTAGTAGGAGGTGCTAATTTATGGCGGGTAGACCTAAGAAGCTTTTGTCAAATTCGAACAAGAATTATACAAAAGAAGAAATTATTGAAAAAGAGCGTCAAGAAGCTCAATTAAATAAATTTTCTAAAATCGATACTGAACCACCGCACTTTTTAGATGAAATAGCGAAACAAGAATACTTAAGAATATTACCGCACATGCAAGAATTGCCAATTTCCAACTTAGATAAAGCACAATTAGCACAATATTGTAGTTTTTATAGTGACTTTGTTAAAGCAAGTTTGATTTTAGAGCGCGAAGACTTGATTTTAGAAGACGACAAAGGAAATCAAAAGGTTAATCCGGCGTTCAACATAAAGGAAAAAGCGGGTATTCGATTGCAACAAACAGCTAATACTTTAGGATTAACTATTGATAGCCGATTGCGTATTATGGTTCCTGATGAAAAAGAAGATGATGATCCATATATGGAATTTGTGAGTGATTAGTAATGACTGATTATGTTACTAAATACGCAAAAAAGGTAGTTTCAGGAGAAATTTTGGCAAGTTTGAAGAATATTCAAGTATGTAAACGTCACCTATCTTTTATGGAGAACCCGCCGAATGGTTGCCATTGGGATAATCATTTGTCTAACAAAGCAATTAAATTTGTGGAAATGCTTCCAGACCCTAAAACAAACCAGCCCATGCCTCTTATGGAGTTTCAGAAATTCATTGTTGGGAGCTTATACGGCTGGCGTAGAGGTCAATACAGAATGTTTACTAAAGCTTATATAAGTATGGCTAGAAAACAAGGTAAGTCTCTAATCGTATCGGGAATGTCCGTTAACGAACTGTTGTTTGGACAATACCCTAAATTTAATAGACAAATTTATGTAGCTTCATCTACTTATAAGCAAGCGCAAACAATATTCAAGATGGCAAGCCAACAAGTAAACCTAATGCGAAGTAAAAGCAAGTTTATCCGTGAAAAAACAGACGTAAGAAAGACAGACATTGAAGATGTATTAAGTAGTTCAGTGTTTGCACCTCTTTCCAATAACCCAGATGCGGTTGATGGTAAAGATCCTACAGTTGCTATTTTGGACGAATTGGCAAGTATGCCTGATGATGAGATGTACTCAAGGTTTAAAACAGGTATGACATTACAAAAAAATCCTTTAACCCTACTTGTTTCAACGGCCGGAGACAATTTAAATAGTCAAATGTACCAAGAGTATAAGTATATTAAACGTATTTTAAATGAAGAAGTAAGAGCTGATAATTACTTTGTATATTGTGCTGAAATGGATTCACAAGAAGAAGTTCAAGATGAAACAAAGTGGATTAAAGCAATGCCGCTTTTAGAATCAAAAGAACATAGAAAAACTATACTTCAAAATGTAAAAGCTGATATACAAGACGAATTAGAAAAAGGGACATCATATCATAAGATTTTGATTAAAAACTTCAATTTATGGCAAGCGCAAAGAGAAGATAGCTTGCTAGATATTTCAGATTGGGAACAAGTAATAACGCCTATGCCTAATATCAATGGTAAAGATGTGTATATAGGTGTCGACTTATCGAGATTGGATGACTTAACATCTGTAGGGTTTATTTTCCCTAACGACGATAAAAAAGTGTTTTTACATAGTCATTCTTTCATTGGATTAAGAACAAACTTAGAACAAAAATCTAAGAGAGACAAAATAAATTATGAATTAGCGATTGAACGTGGCGAAGCTGAGACTACACAATCAGATAGCGGCATGATTGATTATAAACAAGTTATCGATTTTATAGTGAAATTTATAACGACGCATGACCTGAATGTACAGGCTGTTTGCTATGACCCTTGGAATGCGCAAAGTTTTATAACAACAATCGAATCAATGGCTTTAGATTGGCCACTCATTGAAGTGGGACAAAGTTTTAAGGCGTTATCACAATCTATTAAAGAATTTAGAATGTGGGTTGCAGATGAAAGAATACAGCATAACGATAATATGTTACTTACAACATCAGTTAATAATGCCGTTTTGATTCGTGACGGAGAAGACAATGTGAAAATAAATAAAAAAATGAATCGTCAAAAAATAGATCCGATTATTTCGATTATCACAGCTTTCACTGAAGCTAGAATGCACGAATTCCAAGAAAATTGGACGGAGAAATATGAAAGCGAAGAATTCGGATTTTAAAGGTGGTGACAAAATGGACTTGAATAAAATAAATGTCTTTTTTAATTTCTTGGTTGCTAATTTGGTTAGCATCCTTTTTTTATTAGGTTTGTTTGTGGTTAATGTTTCTGTGTATAAAGCATTCGGTCAAAATATAGGACTTTTATGCATTGGTATAACACTGATTGTTATTTCGTTGATTTTAAATCACGAAAGCAATCAAGAAAGGAGTTAGTAGTTGTGGGGATTTTTTATAAAAATGAAAAACGAGACTTGCAATACAACGAAGATGATTTGCAAATGATGGTTCAAACTTTGCCAGGTTTTCAAGGAACAAAATTACGACAATATAAAGATATAGAAGCAATTAGGCATAGCGACATCTTTACTGCAGTTATGATGATTGCTTCTGATTTGGCGCGCATGCCAATTAGGGTGACAGTGAACGGCCAAATTAATTATAGTGACAGGATTGTTAATTTGTTAAATACACGTCCTAACCCAATGTATAACGGCTATATATTCAAATTAGTAGTGTTTGTTAGTGCCTTACTAACATCGCACGGCTATATTGAAATTACACGTGATAAAACAGGAGAACCTATGAATTTAACGTTCAGAAAGACATCCGAAATAGAATTGAAATCAGACGCAAGAGGTCGACTGTATTATTTTCATCAAAGGATAGACAGTAACGGAAATAATATAGAACGTAATGTTAAGTTTGAGGATATGCTAGACATCAAATTTTATTCGTTGGATGGTATAAATGGTTTGTCACTGTTAGACACATTAAGTCGCACGATAGAATCAGATAACAATGGAAAAGATTTCCTTAATAATTTCTTGCGAAATGGCACACATGCTGGTGGTATTTTGAAAATGAAAGGTGTATTAGATAATAAAAAAGCAAGAGACCGTGCCAGAGAAGAATTTCACAAAAGTTTTAGTGGAACTAAACAAGCTGGGAAAGTTGTCGTACTCGATGAATCAATGACGTTTGATCAATTAGAAGTTGATACAGAAGTTTTAAAGCTTATCAGAGAAAACAAATCATCAACAAGAGAAATAGCAGGTGTATTTGGTATTCCATTGCATAAGTTCGGCATAGAAACAGCGAACATGAGTATCACGGATGCTAATTTAGATTACTTATCAACTTTAAAACCTTATATTACATGCGTTTGTGCAGAATTGAATTTTAAGTTTAATGATGAATATGTGAATCGTGAATTTAAATTTGATACCACTGAAATACGAGTTGTTGATGAAAAAACACAAGCTGAAATTGACAAAATTAACATTGATTCTGGAAAGATGAATATCGATGAAATTAGACAACGTGATGGATTAGCGCCAATACCAGGCGGTAATGGTAGCATTCACAGAGTCGATTTAAACCATGTAAATATTGAACTTGTAGATGAGTATCAGATGAATAAATCGAGAGCTACTGATAAAAAATTGAAAGGTGGTGAGGAAAATGAGTAAGGAAACGAGAGTTGGCAACATTATTGAGGTACGCTCAAATGATAACAACGAAATGGTCATAGAGGGGTATGCGTTAAAGTTTGACACTTGGTCTGAAAATCTTGGTGGATTCAAAGAAACGATTTCACGTCGCGCTTTAGAAAACACTGATTTATCTGATGTGCGTTGTTTAGTAGATCATATCCCATCGCAAATAATTGGTAGGACAAAATCGGGTACTTTGGAGCTCGAAACTGATGATGTTGGACTTAAATATCGTTGTAAGTTACCAAACACAACATTTGCACGTGATTTATATGAGAACATGCGTGTAGGCAACATCAATCAATGTTCGTTTGGTTTTATGCTTGACGATAAAGGCGATGAAGTGCGTTTTGATGAACAAGAAAACATTTACAAACGTACTTTAACAGCAATTCGTGAACTTACAGATGTTTCTGTAGTGACTTATCCGGCTTACAAAGACACTGATGTTAAACCAGCATTACGTAGTATTGAAACCGTTAAAAAAGAACAACGTAAAAAAGAATTAGAAATAAGACTAAAGAAACACTCTATATTAAATAATATTTGGTGAAGTTGAACACCATTATCAAATACAGCCATTGGACATGCTGAATATAGCGATGTCTATTTTTTTATGCCAATTTTAGGAGGAAATTAAATGAAAACAAAAGAAGAGTTACAATCTGAGATTTCAGACATTAAAAGACAAATTGATTTAAAGGTGAAGTATGCAACGAGAGCACTTAATAACGATGAGTTAGAAAAAGCAGAAAAATTAGAACAAGAAATTACTGATTTACGTTCTCAAATCCAAGAAAAACAAGAAGAATTAGATAAGCTAAAAGAAAAAGATGGAACTTCAGAAAACAATCAACAATCAGTGGAAGTAAACGAAGCACGTACTTATCGAAACCAAGCAAACATTAATGATTTAGGTATTTCGATTCAAAACACAAAGGTAACATCACAAGAAGTTAGAGATTTTACTGAATATCTTGAAACACGCAATGATATTCAAGGTGGTTCGTTAAAAACAGACTCAGGATTTGTAGTTATTCCAGAGGAAATTGTTACAGATATTTTAAAATTAAAAGAGGTTGAGTTTAATCTTGATAAGTATGTGACGGTCAAACGTGTTACAAATGGTTCTGGTAAATATCCGGTAGTACGACAATCAGAAGTTGCAGCCCTTGAAAAAGTTGAAGAATTAGAAGAAAACCCTGAATTAGCAGTTAAACCATTCTTCCAATTAGCATATGACATTAATACACACCGTGGTTACTTCCGAATTTCACGTGAAGCAATCGAAGATGCAAAAGTGAATGTTTTGCAAGAATTGAAACTATGGATGGCGCGAACTATTGCAGCAACACGAAACAAAGCAATTATTGATGTTATCACTAAAGGATCAACGGGTTCTACAAGTTCAGGTTTTGAAAAAGAAGGCAAGAAATTAGAAGTTAAAAAAGCAAAATCTTTAGATGATATTAAAGATGCTATTAACCTGAATGTTAAGCCAAATTACGAACATAATGTTGCGATTGTTTCGCAAACTATGTTTGCAAAATTAGACAAAATGAAAGATAAGCTAGGAAACTATTTAATCCAGCCAGATGTTAAAGAAAAAACGCAACAGCGTTTATTAGGAGCTAAAATCGAAATTTTACCTGATGAAGTACTAGGGCAAAAAGGTAATAACACTTTGATTATCGGTAACTTAAAAGATGCGATTGTTTTATTTGACCGCTCTCAATACCAAGCATCATGGACTGACTACATGCATTTCGGAGAATGTTTAATGATTGCTGTACGTCAAGACTGTAGAATTCTAGATTATAAATCAGCAATTGTGATTGAATATGATGATAGTGAACGCGGTGAAGGCGATCTTGGCTTAGAAGCATAATAAGCGCTCGATACTTTATAAAGAGGTGATAAACTATGGCAATGTATGAAGTGAAGAAATCTTATACTGACTTGGAAAAAGGCCAGTATTTAAAGTCAGGTAAACGTGTTGAAATGACAGTAAAACGTGCTGAATATGTTAACAAAAAGCTGAAAGAGCATGGAGTAATACTTGAAAGAGTAAAAGAAGAATAGGTGATTGAATGCAATTAACAGCTGAGGAACTTAAGTTATTAAAAAAGCATTGCAAAATAGATCACAATTCAGAGGACGACTTATTAGAAATATATTACTCTTGGGCATTCCATGAAATAGCTAGCGCTGTTACGGATGAACCAAGTAAATATATTGATTGGTTTAAAAGTCATCCTCTATTTGCTCGTGCTATATACCCTTTAGCAAGTTACTATTTTGAAAACCGTATTGCTTATTTGGATAGGGATTTATCGCTTGCGCCACATATGGTTTTAAGTACGGTGCATAAATTGAGAGGTTCATTTGAGCAATTTTTGGAGAGTGAAAATGATGAAATTTAATTCCAATAAATTAAATGAACGTATAGATTTTTGTGAAGATGTAAGCGAGAGAGTGAACGGAAATCCGATGAAACCGAAGACGAAAATATTATACTCTTGTTTCGCTTGCATTCAAGAATCTAAAGAATCCGACACTCAAACGAATCTCAATACAGGTAGCAAATTCATTAAAACTATTATTATCAGAGATACACGAGGTGATTATAAACCAACAAATAAGCATTACGTCTTGCATGAAGGGCAAAGATTTAACATCAAATATGTAAAGCCAGATTATCAAGATAAATCTTATTTGCGTATCTATGGCGAGGTGGTCATTTAATGGGGGCAAGAATTGAAAGTAATAACATCGAACAAGGTTTGAAAAATGCAGTTTTAAAAATGAATTTAAATAGTAATGTAATTGTCAAAGCTGGGGCTATGTCATTAGTCCCGCTTTTAAAAAGTAATACACCTTTTGCGAATACTAAAAAGCATGCTCGCGATCACATAGCTGTTTCTAATGTGAAAACAGACAGACACACAAGTGAGAAAATTGTTACAATTGGTTACGCTAAAGGCGTCTCACATCGTATTCATGCAACAGAATTTGGAACAATGTACCAAAAACCACAATTGTTTATAACAAAAACAGAAAAGCAAGGGAAAAACAAAGTTTTAAAAACAATGCTTGATACTGCTAAGAGGTTGCAAAAATGATTAATGTTACCAAATTAATTAGAAACGCTATTATTGCAAATAACATTACAGATGAAGTGAATGTGTTTAACTACACTATAGATGACCATTTTCACGAAAAAACTGACAAGCCTATTATTCGTATATATCCCTTACCGTTCAATCCTGACACATACGCTGATGATAACGAGATTTCAAGAGAATACCATTACCAAATTGATGTTTGGTGGTCTCAAGATGAACCGAACGAGCAAGCAGAAAAAATTGTTGAGTTACTCAAAGTGATAAATTTTCAATGTTATTACAGAGAACCGTTATACGAGAGTGACGTCATGTCATTCAGACATATTATAAGAGCAAAAGGCTCGATTTTATCAATGAAATTGGAGGAAAATTAAATGATTGAAAAATTGAAACAAGCACCAAGATTTTTAAAATTAAACTTACAACATTTTGCAGATACAGGAGTTTCGGGTATCGCAATTGGGGTATCAAACTTTTATTATGCACCTATTTTAAAAGATACAGAAAATGAATGGGAAACTGGAGCTGGCACACGTATTCGTTTCTTAAAAGAAATTGAAGTAGACCGTCCACAAGATACCGAGGAAGATTATGGGGATGATATGGTCGCAGCAACTGCTGTATCTAATGGTAAACTAAGTGTTAAGACAACATTTGTTACTGTTCCTGCTGACGATAAGGCGTTCTTGAATGGCGCTAAAAAAGGTGTAGGTGGTTATAAATATGGAGCTAAGGATATCCCGCCAGATGTAGCGATTGTATTTGAAAGACGTAATCATGATGAGTCTTCAGAATGGGTTGGCTTGTTCAAAGGTAAATTCACTCGTTCAAGCATCAAAGGGCAAACAAAACAAGATAAAGTTGAATTCCAGAATGACGACGTAGAAGGCAATTTTATTGATCGTTTGTTTGATGAGAGCTCGCATGTTACTGGCTATGATAAAAAAGGAAGCACTACAGGGCGCGATTATGTATTCATGGAAACATTTGGTAAAACTTATGATGAATTCATGTCTAGTCGAGGAGAACAAAATATGGAACCTGTAGAAAAAGAAATGAAAAAAACAGAAAAAGTTGAAGTCACTTCTGTAAACGTCACTGATGAACAAGTTACAGTTAAAGTTGATGCTACTAAACAACTATCAGCCACAACCGAACCATCTGGACAGAAAGTAACTTATGCAGTGACTGAGGGGCAAACGTATGCTAGCGTAACATCAACTGGCCTCGTTAAAGGTTTGGCGGAAGGTAATGCGACCGTTACAGCGACTGCAGGAAAGCAAACTGATACTGTGCAAATTACAGTACAATCTAATTTAGAAATGTAAGTTTTGAGGGCTTAACGCCCTCTTTTTATTTTGGCCAAATTAAAAAGAAAGTAGGAATTTAATAATGGAACGTACATCAATTGAATTAATTACAGGATTTACAAAAACAGGAAAGCCGCAATATCAAAAGTATTTAGCGAAGCCGATTATTACTTTGTTTGAAACAATTCAAGGTTCAAAATTAGGTTTGAAACTTAACAAAGCCTTTAAGGGGGCTGATTTTAAAGATCTAACAGAAGAAGAATTTAATAACTTAAGTGTGACAGAACAGGAAGAATACAAAAACAAGCAAGAAGAATACGAAAACAACATGGCTGTACAAATGGAAGTATTAGAAGAAGTTTTGGATTTCATCGTTGAAGCTTTTGATAATCAATTTACCAGTATAGAACTTCAAAAAGGATTACCAAATGGTCAAGAAGGTATTGAAAAGATTGGACAGTTAATTGGACGAATTACAGGTGGGGAACCTAGCGATACAAAAAAGTTCGTGACAGAGAATCAGAAATAAGAAAAGAAGATTTAACACCTGAAGCTGTCTACAACAATTACAGGAAAATAGCTAAAGATTTGATAGAAAAAGGCATGGATGCAGAAAAAGTGGCTAACATGCCGATACACTTCTTTTTAGACATTGTCGAATCGAAGATTGAAACAAAGCGAACTGCGAAAAGTTTTAAAGATATTTTTTAATCAGCCTTTAAAGGTTGATTTTTTATTTACATCTTGGAAGAAAGGAGGTTTTTAAATGCCTAATCCTATAGGTAATATGGTCATAAAGGTTGATTTAGATGGTTCTGGATTCAATAGAGGTGTGACAGGTTTAAATAGGCAAATGAAAATGGTTTCGCGTGAGCTTTCGGCTAATTTATCACAATTTTCTAGATATGATAATTCATTAGAAAAGTCGAAGATAAAAGTCGAAGGTTTGAGTAAAAAACAAAAAGTTCAAGCCCAGATTACTAAAGAGCTGAAAGATAGTTATGACAAACTTAGTAAAGAAACTGGTGAAAACAGTGCAAAGACACAAGCTGCGGCTGCTAAATACAATGAAGCTTACGCTAAATTAAACCAATATGAGCGAGAGTTAAACCAAGCCACACAAGAATTAAAAGACATGCAAAGAGAGCAGAAAGCATTAAATACTGCAATGGGAAAACTTGGTACCAACTTTAATAATTTTGGTCCTAAACTTCAAGAAATTGGTAACAGTATGAAAAATGTAGGCCGTAACATGACTATGTATGTAACTGCGCCGGTGGCTGCTGGGTTTGCTGTAGCAGCTAAAAAAGGTATTGAATTCGATGACAGTATGAGAAAAGTTAAAGCAACTTCAGGTGCTACTGGGGAAGAGTTTGAAGCTTTGAAGAAAAAGGCTCGCGAAATGGGTGCAACAACAAAATTTAGTGCATCAGATTCGGCTGAAGCATTAAATTACATGGCACTTGCTGGTTGGGATTCTAAGCAAATGATGGAAGGTTTAAGCGGAGTTATGGATTTAGCGGCAGCATCTGGCGAAGAACTGGGAGCAGTAAGTGACATTGTTACAGATGGACTAACGGCATTTGGTTTAAAAGCAAAGGATAGTGGTCATTTTGCGGACATTTTAGCACAAACTAGCTCGAAGGCAAATACGGATGTTAGAGGGCTCGGAGAAGCTTTTAAATATGTCGCTCCTGTAGCAGGTGCGTTAGGTTACACGATTGAAGATACATCTATTGCGATAGGTTTAATGAGTAATGCTGGTATCAAAGGTGAAAAAGCAGGTACAGCGTTACGAACAATGTTCACCAATCTTTCAAGTCCAACTAGAGCTATGGGGAATGAAATGGAACGCTTAGGAATATCTATTACAGATAGTAATGGGAAAATGATTCCTATGCGAAAGCTTTTAGACCAACTGAGGGGAAAATTTAAACATCTTTCAAAAGACCAACAAGCTAGTTCTGCAGCTACAATATTTGGTAAAGAAGCGATGTCAGGAGCATTAGCGATTATAAATGCTTCTGATGAAGACTATCAAAAGTTAACCAAATCTATAGATTCATCTACCGGCGCATCTAAAAGAATGGCCGATACAATGGAATCTGGTTTAGGTGGGAAATTAAGAACTTTAAGGTCGCAATTAGAAGAACTAGCCTTAACGATTTATGACAGAATAGAACCAGCACTAAAGATTATAGTAAGTGCTTTTAGCAAAGTAGTGACATGGGTTACTAAATTACCAACGTCAATTCAATTAGCGGTTGTTGGGTTTGGATTATTTGCAGCAGTTTTAGGTCCTTTAGTTTTTATGTTCGGTTTATTTATCAGCGTGATGGGGAATGCAATGACAGTTTTAGGACCCTTGTTAATAAACGTTAATAAAGCTGGTGGTATATTCGCGTTTTTAAGAACTAAAATCGCATCACTTGTTAAACTATTTCCGATTTTAGGTGTGTCGATATCCAGTTTAACGTTACCTATAACATTAATTGTAGGTGCATTAGTTGGTATTGGCATAGCTTTCTATCAAGCTTATAAACGTTCAGAAACTTTTAGAAATATTGTAAATCAGGCAATCTCTGGTGTAGCAAACGCATTTAAAGCAGCTAAACTAGCGTTACAAGGTTTCTTTGATTTATTCAAAGGTGATAGTAAAGGCGCGGTTACCCTAGAGAAGATATTTCCACCCGAAACTGTAGCAGGAATACAAAATGTAGTTAATACGATTAGAACAACTTTCTTTAAAGTAGTTGATGCAATCGTTGGTTTCGCCAAAGAGATAGGCGCTCAATTAGCCTCTTTCTGGAAAGAGAACGGCTCAGAAATAACACAAGCTTTGCAAAATATAGCTGGTTTCATTAAAGCAACCTTTGAATTTATTTTTAACTTTATTATTAAACCAATCATGTTTGCGATTTGGCAAGTGATGCAATTTATTTGGCCGGCGGTTAAAGCTTTGATTGTCAGCACTTGGGAAAATATCAAAGGTGTAATACAAGGGGCTATTAATATTATTTTGGGTATTATCAAAGTGTTCTCTAGTCTTTTCACAGGAAACTGGCGAGGCGTTTGGGACGGCATTGTAATGATACTGAAAGGTACTGTGCAGTTAATTTGGAATTTAATACAACTGTGGTTTATAGGTAAAATTCTAGGTGTAGTGAGATACTTTGGTGGATTACTTAAAGGTTTAATAACTATTATATGGGTTGCTATAATAGGCGTTTTCAAGAAATCATTATCGGCAATTTGGAATGCAACAAAAAGTATTTTTGGTTTCTTATTCAATAGTGTTAAATCTATTTTCACTAATATGAAAAACTGGTTATCTAGTACGTGGAATAATATCAAAAGCAATACCGTCGGCAAGGCTCATTCGTTATTTACGGGTGTAAGGTCTAAATTCACAAGTTTATGGAATGCGACGAAAGATATATTTACTAAATTAAGAAATTGGATGTCAAACATCTGGAACTCTATTAAAGATAACACGGTAGGTATAGCTGGTCGTTTGTGGGATAAAGTACGTAATATCTTCGGAAACATGCGTGACGGTTTAAAATCTATCATTGGTAAAATTAAAGATCATATCGGCGGTATGGTAGATGCTATTAAAAAAGGACTTAATAAATTAATTGAAGGCTTAAACTGGGTCGGTGGTAAGTTAGGTATGGATGAAATACCTAGGTTACACACTGGTACAGAGCACACACATACTACTACAAGATTAGTTAAGAACGGTAAGATTGCACGTGATACATTCGCTACAGTTGGGGATAAAGGACGTGGAAATGGTCCAAATGGTTTTAGAAATGAAATGATTGAATTCCCTAATGGTAAACGTGTAATCACACCTAATACAGACACTACGGCGTATTTACCTAAAGGCTCAAAAGTATACAACGGGGCACAAACTTATTCAATGTTAAACGGAACGCTTCCGAGATTTCATTTCGGTACTACTATGTGGAAAGATATTAAATCCGGTGCATCATCGGCATTTAACTGGACAAAAGATCAAATAGGTAAAGGTACCAAATGGCTTGGCGATAAAGTTGGCGATGTAATGGACTTTATTGATAATCCGGGTAAGCTTTTAAATTATGTGCTCAAAGCGTTTGGAATTGATTTCAGTTCTCTAACTAAAGGTATGGGTATTGCTGGCGATATAACAAAAGCTGCATGGTCTAAGATTAAGAAAAGTGCAATCAAGTGGCTTGAGGATGCTTTCGCAGAGTCGGGTGATGGCGGTGTATTAGATATGAGTAAATTACGTTACTTATACGGTCACACTGCTGCTTATACACGAGAAACCGGACGCCCATTCCATGAAGGTCTGGATTTTGATTACATTTACGAACCTGTTCCATCAACCATTAATGGTAGAGCACAAGTTATGCCTTTTCATAATGGTGGTTATGGAAAATGGGTAAAAATTGTAAAGGGCGCCTTAGAAGTTATTTATGCACATTTATCTAAATATAAAGTTAAAACTGGTCAACAAGTTAGGGTCGGCCAGACTGTTGGTATATCGGGGAATACGGGGTTTAGTACAGGACCTCACTTACATTATGAGATGCGTTGGAATGGAAGACATAGAGACCCGTTACCGTGGTTAAGAAAGAATAATGGGGGCGGCAAAAGTGCACCCGGTGGTAATGGTGCAGCTAATGCTAGACGAGCTATTAAGGCTGCTCAAAATATTTTAGGAGGAAGGTATAAGGCGAGTTGGATTACTAACGAGATGATGCGTGTTGCGAGTCGTGAGTCCAATTATACAGCTAATGCAGTCAATAATTGGGATAGCAACGCAAGAGCTGGTATACCTTCAAGAGGTATGTTCCAAATGATAGATCCTTCATTTAGAGCGTACGCAAAGTCGGGTTACAATAATCCTCTCAACCCAACTCATCAAGCTATATCGGCTATGAGATATATTGTGGGTAAATGGGTACCAAGAACAGGCTCATGGAGAGCTGCGTTCAAACGCGCTGGTGATTACGCATATGCTACTGGTGGCAAAGTCTATAACGGATTGTACCACTTAGGGGAAGAAGGATATCCAGAGTGGATAATACCTACTGATCCAAGTAGAGCGAACGAAGCACACAAATTATTAGCTTTAGCTGCTAACGATATTGATAACCGCTCTAAAAATAAGCGACCAAACAACTTACCAAATCCAAGTATAAGTAATAGTGATACAAACTATATTCATACATTGGAGAATAAACTGGATGCGGTTATTAATTGTTTGGTTAGTTTGGTTGAGTCTAATCAAGTTATTGCAGATAAGGATTACGAACCAGTTATTAATAAGTATGTGTTTGAAGATGAGGTAAATAATTCTATCGATAAACGAGAGCGTCACGAATCTACAAGAGTTAGATTTAGAAGAGGAGGCACGATAATCTAATGCAAGATACAATTCAAATAGACAATAAAACAATTGGATGGCTGGTTGTGCAAAGAGGGTTCGAGATACCCTCTTTTAATTTTGTTACTGAAAAAGAAAACGTAAAAGGTAGAGCAGGATCTATTGTTAAGAATCGTTATTTAAATGATATCGAATTTGATTTACCATTAATTATTCGAAACGAAAAATTGTCACCAGGTGGAGAAAAAACACACGATGATATATTAGAAGCATTGGTCAAGTTCTTCAATATTAAAGATTTAACACCTAAAAAACTTAAATTCAAATCTCAAAACTGGTATTGGTTTGCATATTTTGATGGTCCATTAAAATTACCGAAAAACCCAAGAGGTTCAGTGAAGTTCACTATAAAAGTAGTGTTAACAGATCCTTATAAATACTCGGTAACTGGAAACAAAAACACCGCGATTTCAGACCAAGTTTCAGTTGTAAATAGTGGGACTGCTGACACTCCTTTAATTGTTGAAGCCCGAGCAATTAAACCATCTAGTTACTTTATGATCACTAAAAATGATGAAGATTATTTTATGGTTGGTGATGATGAGGTAACCAAAGAAGTTAAGGATTACATGCCTCCTGTTTATCATAGTGAGTTTCGTGATTTCAAAGGTTGGACTAAGATGATTACTGAAGATATTCCAAGTAATGATTTAGGTGGTAAGGTCGGCGGTGACTTTGTGATATCCAATCTTGGCGAAGGATATAAAGCAACTAATTTTCCTGATGCAAAAGGTTGGGTTGGTGCTGGCACAAAACGAGGGCTCCCTAAAGCGATGACAGATTTTCAAATTACCTATAAATGTATTGTTGAACAAAAAGGTAAAGGTGCCGGAAGAACAGCACAACATATTTATGATAGTGATGGTAAGTTACTTGCTTCTATTGGTTATGAAAATAAATATCATGATAGAAAAATAGGACATATTGTTGTTACGTTGTATAACCAAAAAGGAGACCCCAAAAAGATATACGACTATCAGAATAAACCGATAATGTATAACTTGGACAGAATCGTTGTTTATATGCGGCTCAGAAGAGTAGGTAATAAATTTTCTATTAAAACTTGGAAATTTGATCACATTAAAGACCCAGATAGACGTAAACCTATTGATATGGATGAGAAAGAGTGGATAGATGGCGGTAAGTTTTATCAGCGTCCAGCTTCTATCATAGCTATCTATAGTGCGAAGTATAATGGTTATAAGTGGATGGAGATGAATGGATTAGGTTCATTCAATACGGAGATTCTACCAAAACCGAAAGGCGCAAGGGATGTCATTATACAAAAAGGTGATTTAGTGAAAATAGATATGCAAGCAAAAAGTGTTGTCATCAATGAGGAACCAATGTTGAGCGAGAAATCGTTTGGAAGTAATTATTTCAATGTTGATTCTGGGTACAGTGAATTAATCATACAACCTGAAAACGTCTTTGATACGACGGTTAAATGGCAAGATAGATATTTATAGAAAGGAGATGAGAGTGTGATACATGTTTTAGATTTTAACGACAAGATTATAGATTTCCTTTCTACTGATGACCCTTCCTTAGTTAGAGCGATTCATAAACGTAATGTTAATGACAATTCAGAAATGCTTGAACTGCTCATATCATCAGAAAGAGCTGAAAAGTTCCGTGAACGACATCGTGTTATTATAAGGGATTCAAACAAACAATGGCGTGAATTTATTATTAACTGGGTTCAAGATACGATGGACGGCTACACAGAGATAGAATGTATAGCGTCTTATCTTGCTGATATAACAACAGCTAAACCGTATGCACCAGGCAAATTTGAGAAAAAGACAACTTCAGAAGCATTGAAAGATGTGTTGAGCGATACAGGTTGGGAAGTTTCTGAACAAACCGAATACGATGGCTTACGTACTACGTCATGGACTTCTTATCAAACTAGATATGAAGTTTTAAAGCAATTATGTACAACCTATAAAATGGTATTGGATTTTTATATAGAGCTTAGTTCTAATACCGTCAAAGGTAGATATGTGGTACTCAAAAAGAAAAACAGCTTATTCAAAGGTAAAGAAATTGAGTATGGTAAAGATTTGGTTGGGTTAACTAGGAAGATTGATATGTCAGAAATCAAAACAGCATTAATTGCTGTGGGACCCGAAAATGACAAAGGAAAGCGTTTAGAGTTAGTTGTGACTGATGACGAAGCACAAAGTCAATTCAACATACCTACCCGTTATATTTGGGGAATATACGAACCTCAATCAGATGATCAAAATATGAATGAAACACGGTTGCGTTCTTTAGCCAAAACAGAGTTAAATAAACGTAAGTCGGCAGTTATGTCATATGAGATTACTTCTACTGATTTGGAAGTTACGTATCCGCACGAGATTATATCAATTGGTGATACAGTCAGAGTAAAACATAGAGATTTTAACCCGCCATTGTATGTAGAGGCAGAAGTTATTGCCGAAGAATATAACATAATTTCAGAAAATAGCACATATACATTCGGTCAACCTAAAGAGTTCAAAGAATCAGAATTACGAGAAGAGTTTAACAAACGATTGAACATAATACATCAAAAGTTAAACGATAATATTAGCAATATCAACACTATAGTTAAAGATGTTGTAGATGGTGAATTAGAATACTTTGAACGCAAAATACACAAAAGTGATACACCGCCAGAAAATCCAGTCAATGATACGCTTTGGTATGATACAAGTAACCCTGATGTTGCTGTCTTGCGTAGATATTGGAATGGTCGATGGATTGAAGCAACACCAAATGATGTTGAAAAATTAGGTGGTATAACAAGAGAGAAAGCGCTATTCAGTGAATTAAACAATATTTTTATTAATTTATCTATACAACACGCTAGTCTTTTGTCAGAAGCTACAGAATTACTGAATAGCGAGTACTTAGTAGATAATGATTTGAAAGCGGACTTACAAGCAAGTTTAGACGCTGTGATTGATGTTTATAATCAAATTAAAAATAATTTAGAATCTATGACACCCGAAACTGCAACGATTGGTCGGTTGGTAGATACAAAAACTTTATTTCTTGAGTATAGAAAGAAATTACAAGATGTTTATACAGATGTAGAAGATGTCAAAATCGCCATTTCAGATAGATTTAAATTATTACAGTCACAATACACTGATGAAAAATATAAAGAAGCGTTGGAAATAATAGCAACAAAATTTGGTTTAACGGTGAATGAAGATTTGCAGTTAGTCGGAGAACCTAATGTTGTTAAATCAGCTATTGAAGCAGCTAGAGAATCCACAAAAGAACAATTACGTGACTATGTAAAAACATCGGACTATAAAACAGACAAAGACGGTATTGTTGAACGTTTAGATACTGCTGAAGCTGAGAGAACGACTTTAAAAGGTGAAATCAAAGATAAAGTTACGTTAAACGAATATCGAAACGGATTGGAAGAACAAAAACAATATACTGATGACCAGTTAAGTGATTTGTCCAATAATCCTGAGATTAAAGCAAGTATTGAACAAGCAAATCAAGAAGCGCAAGAAGCTTTAAAATCATACATTGATGCTCAAGATAATCTTAAAGAGAAGGAATCGCAAGCGTATGCTGATGGTAAAATTTCGGAAGAAGAGCAACGCGCTATACAAGATGCTCAAGCTAAACTTGAAGAGGCAAAACAAAACGCAGAACTAAAGGCTAGAAACGCTGAAAAGAAAGCTAATGCTTATACAGACAACAAGGTCAAAGAAAGCACAGATGCACAGAGGAGAACACTGACTCGCTATGGTTCTCAAATTATACAAAATGGTAAGGAAATCAAATTAAGAACTACTAAAGAAGAGTTTAATGCAACCAATCGTACACTTTCAAATATATTAAACGAGATTGTCCAAAACGTTACAGATGGAACAACAATCAGATATGATGATAACGGAGTGGCTCAAGCTTTAAATGTGGGGCCACGTGGTATTAGATTAAATGCTGATAAAATTGATATTAACGGTAATAGAGAAATAAACCTTCTTATCCAAAATATGCGAGATAAAGTAGATAAAACCGATATTGTCAACAGCCTTAATTTATCAAGAGAGGGTCTTGATATCAATGTTAATAGAATTGGAATTAAAGGCGGTAACAATAACAGATATGTTCAAATACAGAATGATTCTATTGAACTAGGTGGTATTGTGCAACGTACTTGGAGAGGGAAACGTTCAACAGACGATATTTTTACGCGACTGAAAGACGGTCACCTAAGATTTAGAAATAACACCGCTGGCGGTTCACTTTATATGTCACATTTTGGTATTTCGACTTATATTGATGGTGAAGGTGAAGACGGAGGTTCATCCGGTACTATTCAATGGTGGGATAAAACTTACAGTGATAGCGGTATGAATGGCATAACAATCAATTCCTATGGTGGTGTCGTTGCACTAACGTCAGATAATAATCGGGTTGTTCTGGAGTCTTACGCTTCATCGAATATCAAAAGCAAACAGGCACCGGTGTATTTATATCCAAACACAGACAAAGTGCCTGGATTAAACCGATTTGCATTCACGCTGTCTAATGCAGATAATGCTTATTCGAGTGACGGTTATATTATGTTTGGTTCTGATGAGAACTATGATTACGGTGCGGGTATCAGGTTTTCTAAAGAAAGAAATAAAGGTCTTGTTCAAATTGTTAATGGACGATATGCAACAGGTGGAGATACAACAATCGAAGCAGGGTATGGCAAATTTAATATGCTGAAACGACGTGATGGTAATAGGTATATTCATATACAGAGTACAGACCTACTGTCTGTAGGTTCAGATGATGCAGGAGATAGGATAGCTTCTAACTCAATTTATAGACGTACTTATTCGGCCGCAGCTAATTTGCATATTACTTCTGCTGGCACAATTGGGCGTTCGACATCAGCGCGTAAATACAAGTTATCTATCGAAAATCAATATAACGATAGAGATGAACAACTGGAACATTCAAAAGCTATTCTTAACTTACCTATTAGAACGTGGTTTGATAAAGCTGAGTCTGAAATTTTAGCTAGAGAGCTGAGAGAAGATAGAAAATTATCGGAAGACACCTATAAACTTGATAGATACGTAGGTTTGATTGCTGAAGAGGTGGAGAATTTAGGATTAAAAGAGTTTGTCACGTATGATGACAAAGGAGAAATTGAAGGTATAGCGTATGATCGTCTATGGATTCATCTTATCCCTGTTATCAAAGAACAACAACTAAGAATCAAGAAATTGGAGGAGTCAAAGAATGCAGGATAACAAACAAGGATTACAAGCTAATCCTGAATATACAATTCATTATTTATCACAGGAAATTATGAGGTTAACACAAGAAAACGCGATGTTAAAAGCGTATATACAAGAAAATAAAGAAAATCAACAATGTGCTGAGGAAGAGTAATCCTTAGCACTATTTTTATACAAAAATTTAAGGAGGTCATTTAATTATGGCAAAAGAAATTATCAACAATACAGAAAGGTTTATTTTAGTACAAATCGACAAAGAAGGTACAGAACGTGTAGTATATCAAGATTTCACAGGAAGTTTTACAACTTCTGAAATGGTTAACCATGCTCAAGATTTTAAATCTGAAGAAAACGCTAAGAAAATTGCGGAGACGTTAAATTTGTTATATCAATTAACTAACAAAAAACAACGTGTGAAAGTAGTTAAAGAAGTAGTTGAAAGATCAGATTTATCTCCAGAGGTAACAGTTAACACTGAAACAGTATGAAAAGCTATGAGTTAGATACTCATAATCTTTATTCTTTTAGAAAGCGGGTGTACTGAATTGGGGTGGTTCAAAAAACACGAACATGAATGGCGCATCAGAAGGTTAGAAGAGAATGATAAAACAATGCTCAGCACACTCAACGAAATTAAATTAGGTCAAAAAACCCAAGAGCAAGTTAACATTAAATTAGATAAAACCTTAGATGCTATTCAAAAAGAAAGAGAAATAGATGAAAAGAATAAGAAAGAAAATGATAAGAACATACGTGATATGAAAATGTGGGTGCTTGGTTTAGTTGGGACAATATTTGGGTCGCTAATTATAGCATTATTGCGTATGCTTATGGGCATATAAGAGAGGTGATTACCATGTTCGGATTAAATTTTGGAGCTTCGCTGTGGACGTGTTTCTGGTTTGGTAAGTGTAAGTAATAGTTAAGAGTCAGTGCTTCGGCACTGGCTTTTTATTTTGGATAAAAGGAGCAAACAAATGGATGCAAAAGTAATAACAAGATACATCGTATTGATCTTAGCATTAGTAAATCAATTCTTAGCGAACAAAGGTATTAGCCCAATTCCAGTAGACGATGAAACTATATCATCAATAATACTTACTGTAGTCGCTTTATATACAACGTATAAAGACAATCCAACATCTCAAGAAGGTAAATGGGCAAATCAAAAATTAAAGAAATATAAAGCTGAAAATAAGTATAGAAAAGCAACAGGGCAAGCGCCAATTAAAGAAGTAATGACACCTACGAATATGAACGACACAAATGATTTAGGGTAGGTGATGATTTATGTTAATGACAAAAAACCAAGCAGAAAAATGGTTTGATAATTCATTAGGAAAGCAGTTCAATCCTGATTTGTTTTTTGGATTTCAATGTTACGATTACGCAAATATGTTTTTTATGTTGGCAACAGGCGAAAGGTTACAAGGTTTATACGCTTATAATATTCCATTTGATAATAAAGCAAGGATTGAAAAATACGGGCAAATAATTAAAAACTATGATAGCTTTTTACCGCAAAAGTTGGATATTGTCGTTTTCCCGTCAAAGTATGGTGGCGGAGCTGGGCACGTTGAAATTGTTGAGAGCGCAAATTTAAACACTTTTACATCGTTTGGCCAAAATTGGAATGGTAAAGGTTGGACAAATGGCGTTGCGCAACCTGGTTGGGGTCCTGAAACTGTTACAAGACATGTTCATTACTACGACGACCCAATGTATTTTATTAGATTAAATTTCCCTGACAAAGTAAGTGTTGGGAATAAAGCTAAAAGCGTTATTAAGCAAGCAACTGCCAAAAAGCAAGCAGTAATTAAACCTAAAAAAATTATGCTTGTAGCCGGTCATGGTTATAACGATCCTGGAGCAGTAGGAAACGGAACAAACGAACGCGATTTTATCCGTAAATATATAACGCCTAATATCGCTAAGTATTTAAGACATGCAGGTCACGAAGTTGCATTATATGGTGGCTCAAGTCAATCACAAGATATGTATCAAGATACTGCTTACGGTGTTAATGTAGGAAATAATAAAGATTATGGATTATATTGGGTTAAATCACAGGGGTATGACATTGTTCTAGAGATTCATTTAGACGCAGCAGGAGAAAATGCAAGTGGTGGGCATGTTATTATCTCAAGTCAATTCAATGCGGATACTATTGATAAAAGTATACAAGATGTTATTAAAAATAACTTAGGACAAATAAGAGGTGTAACACCTCGTAATGATTTACTGAACGTTAATGTATCAGCAGAAATAAATATCAATTATCGTTTATCTGAATTAGGTTTTATTACTAATAAAAAAGATATGGATTGGATTAAGAAGAATTATGACTTGTATTCTAAATTAATAGCTGGTGCGATTCATGGTAAGCCTATAGGTGGTTTGGTAGCTGGTAATGTTAAAACATCAGCTAAAAACCAAAAAAATCCACCAGTGCCAGCAGGTTATACACTTGATAAGAATAATGTGCCTTATAAAAAAGAGACTGGTAATTACACAGTTGCCAATGTTAAAGGTAATAACGTAAGGGACGGCTATTCAACTAATTCAAGAATTACAGGTGTATTACCTAATAACGCAACAATCAAATATGACGGCGCATATTGCATCAATGGCTATAGATGGATTACTTATATTGCTAATAGTGGACAACGTCGTTATATAGCGACAGGAGAGGTAGACAAGGCAGGTAATAGAATAAGTAGTTTTGGTAAGTTTAGCACGATTTAGTATTTACTTAGAATAAAAATTTTGCTACATTAATTATAGGGAATCTTACAGTTATTAAATAACTATTTGGATGGATGTTAATATTCCTATACACTTTTTAACATTACTCTCAAGATTTAAATGTGCGTAACTGGCAGGTACTTCGGTACTTGCCTATTTTTTTATGTTATAGCTAGCCTTCGGGCTAGTTTTTTGTTATGATGTGTTACACATGCATCAACTATTTACATCTATCCTTGTTCACCCAAGCATGTCACTGGATGTTTTTTTCTTGCGATAGAGAGCATAGTTTTCATACTACTCCCCGTAGTATATATGACTTTAGCATTCCCGTATAACAGTTTACGGGGTGCTTTTTATGTTATACTTACTTTTATATAGTAGGAGTGAACTATATAGCCGGGCAGAGGCCATGTATCTGACTGTTGGTCCCACAGGAGACATCTTCCTTGTCATCACTCGATACATATATCTTAACAACATAGAAATGTTACATTCGCTACAACCGTATCTTAATCGATACGGTTATATTTAGTCCCCTACAACCAACAAAACCACAGATCCTATTAATTTAGGATTGTGGTTATTTTTTGCGTTTTTTCGGGGCAAAAAAAGGGCAGATTATTTGAAAAAGGGCAAACGCTTGTGGAAAATCTAAAAGGTTAAAAATGACAAAAACCTTGATACAACAGTGTTTTTGGACGCTCGTGTACGTTAGAGAATGACCGGTTTACCATCATACAAGGATGGGATCATGTCGATTTTATCGGTGTAGATTTCCTAGATTTCAAGCGTAAAGGTGCAGAACTCGCCAACTTCTATACAGGTATTATAAATGACTTGTTGCGTGTTGAAGCAACTGAAGGTAAAGGTACACAATTGAAAGCAAGTTAAATTCATCTTCTGAATTTAATATGCTATGTATTTCGTGCTACTAACATGGCACAGCAGATATAAGTAACATCACAGTGTTGAATTTCAAAATAGTAAAGTGAAATAAAGCGCCTGTCTCATTAGCGAAAACTAAAGGGACAGGCGTATCTTTTTATGAGCTTAATAAATTGTATGAATAATATGGTTGATCGAATAACTGTTTATCATGATGATAAATTGAGTTTTTTAAAATAATGATATATTACACCATTGTTATAGCGTTTAAGAAATCAACAACTTTACGATAAATAGTGATTGCTTCGTCATTAGGTCTACGATCAAAATCATGCTCGTTTTTATTCACGCGTTCAGATGTTGAATGTGGAACATGATTCATGATATGTTCGCTTTCCTCAACGGGAACATCATAATCGCCATTACAATGCGCAATGAAAACAGGTGGAAGTGTTTTAAGTTCATCTGGTGCAATATTATATTTTGAATCAGTATAATCAGCAATGTTAATCATATTTATCCATTTACCTGTGCCACGTGCATAAACGTAGATTAAAAAACGTTGTGCGATCTGATCTTGAACAACCGGTGTTGGTGAAGTGAGTTGTGCAATCATTGTTTCGTTTACGCTTTGAGCTATTTTTGCGTAATAACTATTAGTTGTTTTAAAAGGTTCAGTGTTGATGCGACTATAACCATAAAAATCAATAACACCATCAATATCTCTGTCTCGTGCAATTAATAGACTTAAATATGCACCTGATGATCTGCCAAAGGTAAAAATAGGGCAATTAGAATATTGTGATTGAATCGCATCGAATGATGCGTAGACATCCTCAATAATGCAATCGAGACTTACTTCTGGTAATAAACGATAACTTAGTTGAATTAAATCGTAATGTTCCGTAAGGATATCGATATACTGTGGGGATAAATCGTTAGCTTTACCGAACATTAATCCACCACCGTGGATGTAGACAATGGCACCTTTTGTTGGTTGATGCTTCGCTTTAATAATTGTGTAGGGTAATTCAAACGCATCTTTAGTAATTACTTTATCTTTAATTTCAGTCAC